TCTCATGGACAGATTCAAAACATGGATTGGCGGACAGGATGAAATTCACTGGAACGCAAACTCTTATGTTGCGACATTTCCGTCTGGTGCAAGAATCTCGTTTGGATATCTAAACAACACGAACGACTATCTTCGTTATAAGGGTTCGGAGTTTCAGTTTATCGGCATGGATGAGGTCACTGAAATTCGTGAATCCGACTACAGATACTTGTTCTCTCGTCTTCGTCGCCCTGCAACGGGCCCTCTTTCTCAGGTTCCTTTAAGAATGAGATCCGCTTCAAACCCTGCACCTAATTGGGTTAGGCAGAGATTTATTGTGGAAGGAAAGGAAACTGGAAGAATTTTTGTTCCTTCTCTTCTGACTGATAACCCTGGAATTGACGCTGATTCCTACCGACAGGCGCTGACTGCTCTTGACCCCGTAGAGCGTCGCCGGCTTGAGATGGGTGATTGGTGGTCAACCACTTTGGGAACTATGTTTGATAGGACAAACTTTACAATTATAGATTCCACAGAAGTGCCAAATGTCACATCAACAGCACGGGCAGTCCGGTTTTGGGACCTTGCAGCCACCGAACCATCTCATTCAAACCCTAACCCAGACTGGACCGTAGGGACATTGATGATTTTTGATCAGGGAATTGCCTACGTTCTGGATGTCCGCAAAATACGGGCAAAAGGTGAAAAAGTAGAGGCTTTGATTGCCCAAACGGCAGCTGAAGATGGACGAATGGTGGCTATCAGAATTGAGCAAGAACCAGGTTCAAGCGGAAAAGCCCTAATTGACCAATATGCGAGATATGTGCTCCCAGGATATGATTTATCTGGAATCAGAGCGACTGGCGATAAAGTGACCAGAGCAAGACCTTTCAGTGCTGCGGTAGCAAATGGCAATGTGCGGATTGTTCGGGCACCTTGGCTAACTGATTGGTTGGATGAAATGGCATCATTTCCTGAGGCTTGCGACCACGATGACCAAGTTGACTCTGCTGTGGGTGCGTTCACTCATTTGGCTGGCCTGGGGTTGCCTCAGCGCCGTCGTGCCAGTATCATAATGTGACAACTAATATTCTATTTATATATTGAAAGGTTCAAAATGGCCTCTATTAACGACCTGTTTTCCGAATTAATGAAAACAGTCATGGACGCGGAAGATCAGTTAAATGACTTCCTTGCCCAGAATCCATCCCCTGAAGAACTGGCCGATGCCGTAGTTGCTTTGCATTCTATGAAAAATGCGTTTAGTGACGTTTATGGAATGTTTTCAGCACAAGTGATGACCACGCTGCAAAAAGCCAACATTGAAGAAATGGATGCGCATGGTGGAAAGATTGAAATTAAAACATCTTCAGATAGAAAGAAATGGGATCACGACAAACTGATTAACGAAGTCGGGCGTCGTCTTATTCAATCATCGGTTGACATGAGTACTGGAGAAGTGGTACTGTCAACGGAAGACCTCTTAAAAAAGGTTTTGGACTACATACAACCGTCGTATTGGCGGGTTAAAGAACTATCAAAAATAGGTATAAACGCAGATAATTACTGTGAAGTAGGCGACTACAAAACAAGCATTATTGTTAGAAAGGCAAAATAAATGTTAGCAAATACATATCAAAACCTCTACGAGCCATTCGCTCCCGAAGTAGAAAAAACCCTTAGCAAAGGCGGAGCAAGACTTACTTACATTCCAGTAAGCGAAGTGATTACTCGTCTTAACAAAGTTCTTGGACTTGACTCATGGTCATTCAACATTTTGTCATGCTCTCGTGACGCAATTGATCCCGATTACATCGTTGCCCATGTTCGCCTTATGTGGCACACAGATGCAACTCGTCCAGATTCGTGCATTATCCGCGATGGATTCGGTGGTCAAAAGATTAAGCGCACAAAAGCCGGCGACATTGTTGACCTTGGTGACGAAATGAAGGGTGCTGTTTCTGATGCACTCAAGAAGGCCGCACAAACGCTTGGTGTTGGTCTTTATCTTGCTCGCAGTGAAGAAGCGCTGAGCGCCGAAGAGCCACCAGAACCAGTAATTGATTCAGCCATTGTGGAACTATGGGACAACTTTGTTCAAGTATCAAAAGGTCTTGACACAGCAGGAAAAACACAACTTGGAAGTTTCTGGAAAACATACGCTGGTTCTCGTCCGAAGCCAACAAAACAAACCGCAACAGTAAAAGATTTAGAAGAACTAATTGGCGAATGCCTGCGTATCTCTTTTAGTGGAGCACCATCTACTGATGAGTGAGTTTATTCTTAAACCACCTCCGTATCTTTCTCCATCTTCAATTTCAACATTTCAACAATGTCCGCTGAAGTATAAGTTTTCTAGAATTGATGGTCTTCAAGATCCGCCAACAGAAGCAACTCTTCGTGGCAACTTTGTTCATAGCATTTTAGAAGATTTATACTCTTTGCCCAAAGATGAACGAACCCTAGATAGGGCAAAGTTGGTTGCTAAAGAATGGTGGGAGATGGAATATGCCGAAAAGATTGCCCCCTATGTAAAGGGAGACGAGGCCGTACGGCTCTTTAGATGGAGTTCGTGGTGGTGTGTTGAGAATCTGTTTGCAATGGAAGATCCAACAGCACTTCATTTTGATGGAATTGAAACCGAACTTAACGACACTATTGATGGTGTTGCTATCAAAGGCTTCATTGACCGATGGAGAAATACTGATGACGGAATTATCGTTGGTGATTACAAAACTGGAAAAACACCATCTCCTAGATATCGTGACGATAAGTACTTTCAACTCCTTCTCTACGCTTACGTGTTGGAAAAACAACTAAACCAAACCGTAAAAGAAATTGAACTACTGTTCATTAAAGACGCAGTTCTTCTCTCAAAAACAGTTACAGATGAAGATAGAGAAAATGTAAGAAGCACGGTAGTGCACATTCGTAAAGAAATTGACTTACGGTGTGTCTCTGGTGAATTTGAACCAATCAAGCACAGATTATGTGATTGGTGTAGCTATAAAAAAATATGTCCAGAATGGAATAAATAATGAATGACGATTCCTTCGCAAGGCTAGTAGCCGAAGAAATCAAAAATAAAGTATCGGATCAACAGCGCGAGTATCTTAAACTTCCAGAAAACTGGGGAAGATGGCAACGTGCTGTAAGTATTTTATTAAAAAATTTAGACAATCAAGTTGAAGAAATCATAAAAGGCGAACAGCAGGATGTGGCTACATATCAGGCGCTCGGCAGTGAAGGCATAACCCTTATAGCTGAGGTTGTTTCTGATTCAGCAGAGCGCCGAAAGAAGATTGACCGATTTCGGTTCCATGTTGCTCACCGTCTTGACGAGATAACACGGATGATTGCTATGTCCACCGATCAGGTTGAAGAACGAATGAAAACTGTTGAGTTTTTACGTCGTGCAATCAAGTCACACAAAGACCTTATGTACGAATACGACCTTGAAGAAACTGCTATTGATACCGCACTATGGGCAACACTTGACGGGTATTGGACATTTGACGATATTGACGAACACAGTATTTTGGGATAAAAATGGCAGAATCAGTAAACTCTACAAATACACCGATTGGAACTCTTATTTTGAGATATCTAAAAATGAAAAATACCACTGGTGCAAGCGCTTCCCAAATACTTGAGATGTTCCCACACCGATTTTCTAAACCTTCGCGAGTGAACGAAAGATTGACCGATCTTCACTCCAAAGGGTATGTTAAAAAGAAAAATTCCATGTGTTGGACAATCACACCCACGGGAACAAATTTTTTGCAGCGCTATGCTAAAAAGTCCGCATTGCAAAGTTCGGATTAATATGTACATATTTGTAGATATTATTTTGTTTTTTTCAATGTTTTTTCTTGGAGTTTTAGTGGGGAACTCAAAATGGAAAGACTAACAATGCAAGAAAAACTTCTAGAAGAACTCAATCAAAAACTTTTAAACATTGAGCAGTTTGTTGATTCAACAAGCAATAAAGATTTAAAAGAACTATTCTCTTCTGTTATTGATTTAACCGACGAGTATGTTGGTTTCATAGACAAAATCAACAAACTTGAATCGCTAGTAAGTGCAAAAGATGCAGAAGTTCAACGCCTCTCCCAGATAGCAAAGTACTAGGCAGATGCCAAGACAGAGAATGTTTCTAGATATGAGTTGCGTTGATGCGGCCCGTCAACGAATAAGGCACATATATGATACTTTTGATACTGTTTGCGTTCAGTTTTCTGGAGGAAAAGATAGCACAGCAGTGCTTTATTTGGCTAAAGAAGTTCATGAAGAAAGAGGACTCGGGCCAGTCAAAGTGATTTTCCGAGATGAAGAAATGGTAAGCCCTAAGGTTGTTGAGTTCGTAGAAAAAGTACGAGATTATGACTGGATTGACATGGAATGGTACTGCCTTCCGGCTGGTCAAGAAATTTGGATTTTGGGTCGCCGTGAATACTGCTTACTGTGGTCGCAAGCTCGGGCAGATAGAGGTCTTTTGGTTAGGGACATCCCTAAAGGTGCAATCACCGCTAAACACTTTGGCATTGATCCGTATTTTCCAGCGCCAGAAGGTCACGACTATTACACAATGCAGGGAAAAATGGGAAGAACTGCGTTTCTTAACGGTGTCCGTGCAAATGAGTCAATGATTAGATACAGATCGTGTGTTCAGAAACTCCACGAAAACTACATCGTTGCGCCTTTCAAGGTTAAGAAGTCAATACCTCTAAGGCTTGCAAAAGTAATTTACGACTGGACAACTGATGACGTCTTGAAATTCATCACAGAAGAACACGGTGCTGAGTACTGCGAGTATTACGACCTTGCTTCACTTACTGGAAGCAATACGAGAATTGGAATACCTTTGCATTCTGTAGCGATACGGAGAATTGGTGATGTTGTTTCAACTGAACCTGAATTTTATGACAAGCTTTTTGATTGTTTTCCACAAATAGATGCACAGCGTCGGTGGTGGCCTGAGTTCAACATTGAGAAACTTATCGCCTCTTACGCCAAAAATGGTTATGACGGGGTTCGTGATTGTATTGAGCAAAATATGCTCACTCCTGGAATCAAAAATGCAGCGTATAAATTTGCTGGAGAATTTAGGAAAAAGCAAACTAATGATCCTTTTGGGTTTCCAACAGATCATTTGCTTCGCATTTTGTTGCTTAATGATTTTCAGGCAAACTCTCCTTCGCCTGTCGGTCCAGGAACAAGAGCGCACACGATGAGAATGATTGCTAATGAACAAATGGAAGAAAATTTATGAAAATTGTATTTATGTCTAACTCTGCTTTAAAGCCAGCTGATTGGCGAACAACTTATTTGTTAAAACCAGATTTTAATTTATTGCGTGAATCAATGATGGATTATGGGTGGGCGCAACCAATTGTCGTTCAGGAGAAAACTTCTACAATTATTGATGGTTTTCACAGATGGGCGATAGCTCAAGAAGATAAGTTCATCAAGGTTCACGGAGATCAAGTTCCTGTTTATTTTAAAGACATTGATGATATTGATTCAATGATTATGCATATAAGACTCAACAGAGCAAGGGGTTCAATTCTTGCTAAAAAAATGTCAGACATAATTATTGATATTTGTGTAACTGGAAAATACGACACAGAAGAACTATTGACACTTTTGGGTCTCACCGACGATGAACTTGACTTAATGCTTGCGCCCAATTTAATTAAGCATCGCAAGGTTCCTGAGCATAAGTATTCACGAGCCTGGATTCCTATTGAGGCACCCAAGATTGATGAAAAAAATGTACCTAAATTTGAACGACCACCTAATTTAGATAGATAAATACTTTACAGTCATTTTATGGTATCGTTGAGGCAAGTCCGATCGGAGGATTTTATGCCCAACTCCACAATGACACGCGATATTGAGCTGTTCACACGTCCAGGCGGCGGAAGAGAACAAAGAATAATTGAGCGCCCTCTCTATATCAATGGACGGCGTGTTCCCGGAAACGCAGAAGCCTATAACCGTACCCCAGGTACTGCCCCAGGCCTAGTTGCCGCAAGACGAGCAGGCGAAATTGGCGGAAGACGAGGAAGACCAGGCCGTGGTGCCGCTGCAGGAGCAAGGGCTGCTGGTAGAGCAGTAAGAAGATAAACCTTCTCGGTTTATTTCTCCCCTTATTAAGGTAATTCATCATGCTTGTAAGCGTTTCACAATTAGCAACATATATGGATATTCGGTTCAGTAACAGGCAGGAAACCGCCGCTGAATATGTCCTTGAAGGTCTACAAAGCGAACTTGAGTCCTACC